CCGTCGGCGCTCCCTGATCTTGTAGCCTGGCAGCGTGTAAACGCTTGGCGGGTAGCTGTGCCGCGTCTGTGGTCCTTCCGTGGATCATGGGCGCGTTTTTTTGTTCCTGGCAGCGCGTCGCCTGGCTGGCTATATTATATATAAATAATATGCCTATATAGTACAGATATAAAGGGGTGATATATATATGTTTGAAATGTTTAACAATGATCAATTAACAGAATATAACAATACTATATCATACCTGAAAAATCTAATTACAGACTCTATAAATAACTACGCTATAGATAGAGGCCTTGAAACTGTAAACGATATTTCCAGCTTTAACCAAAATAAATGGTATGCGGTTTTAATGTATATAGCTAATGACTGCATGAAAGCTAATAATCATTTATTAAAAGCTGATAATGCATATATAAATATATTAGGTGTAAAGTGTAATAATTATAATCTATATATTATAGATGGCCTTTATTCTGTATATAGTTATTTATGCAATGAATATGACAAGGGTATAACTCCATATGGTTTTAGTTTATTACTTGGTATAGATGACTATACACTATCTAATATATGCGGGGATGATGACGGCGCGAATAATGGGAAACTAAGCAGCATAAAGCGCGCTATGTATAAAAAGATATATATAAGCTATGAGCAATCGGCAGAGGCCCGCCTGTGGTCAAATAAAAATCCCGTGGCGCTTATGGCCATAACAAACCGGCGTTTTGGCTGGAATATGCCCGGCGTTGGCAGAGAAACACAAGCACGGCCCGCCCTGGGCGCTTCTGATCTGCCGCAACTAGGTCAAAAACCGTAGTGTATTTAACCACTTTTTTATATTTGTAAATATTGCCTATTGACTGTATATATTATTTATGCATTTTGCTATGTATTAGCGTCGTACTCTTCGGAAAATGCATATCTTGCGAATAGAAGCATTTTACGCGCTGCCTGGGTCCTGCTGATCTGCCCGGCGGCCTGGGGTGTGGGGGTTTCTGGCGATCCCCCGGCTGGGGCCTACTAAGCCCCCCAAATATCCCCCTGGGCAAAAAGCCAATATAGTAAATATATATACATATATTGGCTATGATATATATACAGACATAGAATGGATATGGTAAATACAGACATAGACGATGCTATAAAGGGTATAAGGGATATATAAGCCTTATAAATGGGCTATATATACATACCAGAGACAAAAGATACAGTCAACTAAGGTTTATATGGCGGAGATAGGGATATAGATGAAAAATCCAGAAAACCGAAAGACACACATAATCAAGGTACGGATAAACGAGGCAACGAGGTTGCATTTAGAGAATATGGCGGTTAAACGGATGATCAGCATGTCTGAGTATGTTAGGCAGTTGATCGAGAGGGATTTAAAAAATCCCGAAAAATAAAAAAGCTAAATTTTCCTTGGTGGTTTTCCTTTCATATAGCCCCGTAGCGGAAAGCTGTTGGCGAAAGCCGTGCAGACTAAAAGTTTGTAAAGAGCCGTCGCAAGGCTCGCGGGGTTTTGTCCGTGACACACGGACGGTAGCGTATGCAATGGCATTAGTCATTCACCTTACAAGGATCTATCCATGGTAAAGTGCAGTCATATTTTGGGTGACTGTCGGTTCTTGGAAGGTTGTGTTAGAAGCATTGGTGCGATTCCAATCATACGCCAGAGGTCGGGCAGCACCCGAATGATGTGAGAGAGAGCAGGACACCTCACAGAGAATGACAACGCCTAGTAGTGGGGCATATTCTAGATAACGCCTACACCAAACACTACTAGGAACTGCACATAGCCCCATCGCCAAATTGGTAAGGCATGTGATTTTGGTTCACATTAGTCTAGGTTCGAATCCTAGTGGGGTTGTTTGGGGATAGTTAGCAGCCGTTCCCCAGAGTTTTACCGCAGAGGGAGAAAGCTACAAGAAGCATCACAAGCGGCGCTTCCGTGGCACTATAGGCGGCTCGGCTCCGCCATGCGGTTTCTCAACTAAAGTGTTATTGAATGAAAGGAGTTTTATGGGTGCTAAATGGAAACATTTTAAGACAGTATGCAAACATAAACAAGTTGTCTATCAAGAATGTAAGGCTTGTGGCATACCATGGCAGGGAATAATCCACGACTTATCAAAATTCAGCAAGATAGAATTTTCTGCATCGGCAAAACATTTTCAAGGGAACAGAAGTCCTATTGAAGCTGAAAAAGAAGATTGTGGTTATTCCCTGGCATGGTTACACCATAAAGGACACAACAAACATCATTGGGAATGGTGGACAGATTTTGATGACAACGGGAATGTGATTGCAAACAAAATTCCATCCAAATATGTGGTGGAAATGATATGTGATTGGATTGGCGCAGGTAAAGTTTATAGTAAAGAGAAATGGACACAATCTGAACCTCTAAATTATTACAACAAGGTGAGAAAAGGAAGATACTTCCATCCAGACACAGAAAAGCTGATAATCACATTACTTGAAATAATAAGAGATAAAGGACTTGACGAGTTTCATAGAGTTTGTAAGTCTGGCTATCCTTTGCTAACAGACTATGACGGATTATATATTCCATAACGAATAAAAGTGAGGTGAGTGATAATGCCGAATCCCAGTAAGATGGATGCAGACAAGTTTATGGAAGCATATTACTTGTGGGCATCTGGGCAGATAACGGAAACAGACATGGCGAGGATGCTTGGCGTAAAGTATCTGACGCTGCATTATCGCCTCACGAAACTCTTCGAGACGGGCAGAATACCTGGAAATTACTTTACAGATGGTAAACCGATGTATCTTGATTGGGAGAAGCGTATACCGAAGTTGGGCGACTGCATGGAAAAGCGCCGGAAAGGTAACGCGTGGAGCAGGAAGTAGATGGCATCTGCCGAACTGATAAAGGCCGTAAATGAATATAATTCATACATAAAGCGCAAGGGCGTAGACGAGGACGTAATCAATGCTTACGTTCAGGCATGTCAGGTTGCGTACGTGACGGAGGGAGACGCTGAATACGGGGCGAAACTGTCAGCCAACTCAAAGTGGATGCTTGAGAAGTTCTGCAAGACCAGAACTGAAGGCACTTTATGGGATCTGGAGAAGCACGCGTTCAAGCATAAAACCTGGTACGATCTGCTGGACAAGTATTACGGAGTTCTGCTGTATGAGGCGCAGAGCGGCAACTTTGACAGCTACATGCTGTACCTTGAGAAAAAGAGAGAGCCAAAAGCCAGGTTTTACATGCCGAAGCGCCGACAGTTTCACAAATTTGGGCTGATTGAAGCGTATCAGGGAATGCTGGATGACAAATATGACATTCTTTGCATATCACAGCCCCCCGGAACGGGCAAAACAACGCTGCTAAAGTTCTTCAATTCAGCCGTGATTGGATGGTTCCCGCGAGACTACAATTTGTTCTATTCGCACAGTTCGGACATTACGAGAATGTATTACGACGGCGTGTATCAGATGGTTTCGGACAACATAGAGTACACGTGGAAAGAGATATTCCCTGAACTGCAAGTGACAAGCACGAATGCGAAGATGCAGCAACTTAACATAGGCGCTTACAAGCCGTTCCCCAGTCTTCAGACGGCGGCGGTTGGTTCGGAGAATGCCGGAAAGGTGCGCGCTTCAAAATTTCTGCTTGTCGATGACATGATCGGTAAACTGGAAGAGGCGCTAAACAAAAACATACTGGAAAAGTTGTGGGGAGCGTACACGGTAGACGCAAGGCAGAGAAAAACGATGGATTCAGAGAACAAGCCTTGCAAGGAGATCATACAGGCGACAAGGTGGAGTACCTTGGACCCGATAGGCCGTCTGATAAAGATGTATGCCGGAAACGAACGGGTTAAGGTCATAGCGATTCCAGATTTGGACCCCGTAACTGGCGAAAGTAACTTTGATTATGAGTTTGGCGGCTTCACAAAGGAATTTTTTGCAGACCAGGCGCTGCTTATGGACGACGTGTCGTACAAGTGCCTGTATAAGCAGGAGCCGATTGAACGCGAGGGATTGCTTTTCCCGGAGGACAAGACGCGGAGATACCTTGCGTTGCCAAGCGGCGCGCCGGAGATTATTTACGGCCAATGCGACACAAAGGGAAAAGGAACGGACTACTTTGTTTTGCCAGTTTTGCAGAAATACGGCGAGGATTATTACTGCGTGGATTGCGTATGCAGCAATTCGGCAGATTATGAAAATCAGTACGAAAATGCGGCGAACGTGCTTGTAAACAACAAGGTCCAGGATTGCGAGTTTGAGCGAAATGCCGGCGGCGACCGCGTGGCGATGGAAGTCAACAAGCGAGTCATCGAAAAAGGCTGGGTGTGCAACATAACCGACGTTCCTACGGAAACGAACAAGGAAGCCAGGATATACCAGTATTCCAACTGGATATTGCAGCACGTCATATTCAAGGACAAGTCGTTATACACGCCGAAAGATCCATACGGCATAATGATGAGTCTTTTGCATTCGTATTCGGTGTCTTCTGCGAAACAGATTGATGACGTGCCGGACTGCTTTTCAAACTTTGCAAAAAGGATTGTAGAGAAGTACAGAGTTATGACAGTAAAGGTGATTCATAATCCGTTTGGATAATGGGAGGGAAAGGAACATGACAACTAAGGAATATTTATCGCAAATTTGGAGAATGAACAAAGCAATTAAGAACAAGCTGGCTGAATTACAACAGACAAAAGAGTTATATAACGGCATTCCGTCGAACTTTAGGGAAAACGAAAGAGTTATCAGTACGCCCGACCCGGATAAATTGGGTTCTGCATACGTAAAGATTGAGGCTATTGAAGACGAGATCAACAGAATGGTTGACAAGTATGTGGATGAAAGAAAAGTGATTGTCAGCCAAATAGAAAAAATGTCTGACGAGTTATACTACGAAGTCCTTTTTGGGAAATATATCCTAAACAAATCTTTAGAGGAAATCGCGGCAGAGATACCTTGTTCCTACAGAAATGTTACAAGACTGCACGGAAGCGCGCTGGTTTCCTTTGAAAAACACTACGGAAGTACGTATTTGAACAAGAAAATCTTTTATTTGTCCTAGTATTGCACATAATGTCCTAAATTGTCTATTGACGGTTTAAAAAAGGGCAAATATAGTTAAATTGAGAATATGTCGAAAGAACAAAGCACACAACCTTCACGGGCGGTGTGCTTTTTTGGTGGAAAAATGAATCCTAAAACGATAAAATGCCCGGTATGCAAAAAGAGAATAGGCAGATACGATGGAAAGTCAAAGATTTCTCCGATCATATCCGATTGCCACGAATGCAGGATAAGGGTGTTGTATTACGTCGAGACGGGGGAATTAAGGAAACAGGCACTTCCGACACGAACGACGAGTTCAGGAATGACGTTTAGATAGGAGCGCAGAAATGCAGTACGGTAGGAAAACGATATATACAAGCGAAAAAGAAGTAAATGCCAAAAATATCATTCCCGTATTAAGGGCGGCTTGCGTCGATTTCTGGACGAATATGACTGATTGTGAGGAACTTCTGCGGATTGAAAAAGGCGATCAGGCAAAAATCCGTGAGAAAACGTACAGGTCTGACATTGATTTTTGGATTTACGACAACCTGGCGAACGAGATCACCACTTTCAAAGTGGATTTCAACTGGGGGAACACCATTACTTTTGTCCGTCGCGGAGACAACACGGCTGACGAGTCTGACGCGGTGTCTGAATTAAACAAGTATTACAGTGCGGAGAATATCGAGGGCAAACAGCAGGAACTTGCGAGATTTGTTGAAATCTGCGGAATTGGGTACACGATGGTTGAGATCAACCGTGACTGGAAGCCAGGCAAAAGCCCTTTTACGATCAACGTACTTGATCCAAGAACCGCATTTGTTGTTCGTTCCAGTTTTTACACGGACAAGAGGATTGTGCTTGCCGTGACCGTTCGCAAGATAGGAAATGACAAGTATTACACTTGCTACACGCCCACGGAGCGCTTTGAGATTGTCAACATATACAAGAAACTTCGCGGAAAAGATGTTGAAAGGTGGAGCGAAAATCCAGACGGAAGAAACATGAATCCGTTAGGAAGAATCCCTATAATTGAATGGGTTAGGGATTATGACCGAATGGGATGTTTCGAGAGGCAGATTTCAGAGATTAACGGAATTTCCCTTGCGGTTTCGGATTTCCTTAACGACATTGATCAGAACACGCAAGCCATATGGCATGGAAACGACGTTGAGTTTCAGAAGGACGATAAAGGCAACGACATTAAGCCGTCTACGAATGACTGGCTGTTGACCTACACGCCGCGTGACGGCAAAAGTCCTTTTGTTAAGCCTTTGGCCGTTGAATACAACTATCAGGGCATGATCAATCAGATTGCCTTCAGAACTAACCGCGTCAAAGAGAAATGCAACGTTCCTCACAGAAACGACAATTCCGGCGGTAGCACGGGAATAGCAATGTCCGACGCTACTGGATGGACGCAAGCTGAAGCTGAAGCAAACAGACAGGATCAGATTAAGATCGGCTGCAAGATGGAAGAACTTGACTGCGTGCTGACTGCGTGTTTTGAAACCATGATTGCAGAGGTTGACGAGTCCATAAAGGAACTTTCGGTGATGGACTTGAAGCCAAGCATTAAGCGCCAGAAGAATTACGAAATGACAACGAAGATCAATACGTTTGCCGTAGGCGTAAGTCATGGAATAGCACCGAAACACATGTTTAATGCCATTGGTTTGTTTGACGATCCTGCGCAGGTGGAAAAGGACAGCAAGCCTTACATGGACAAGTTTATTGAAAAAGCATTCGGCACGGGCGGCGGGTCCATGGAGCCTGACAGATTGGAAGGTGACGAGTCAGACCAGATAGGCAACAGCCCAAACATTGACGGGATGAGTACAAATGGCCAAGAGACAGTTTGACGAACTGAACAACCTACAGCGGCGCTCCATAGACTATGAGAAGTATTTTGGCGAAATGGGCATCGCGGAAAGAGACAAAAAGAGGCGGATCAGACTTGCGGAAGACATTGAGGAAGTCATTTTATACATGATGTTCCAATATGAACAGTACGCGGAACTTGAAGCGCTTGAAAGACAGCTTGTCAACATGCTTGCCGATGAAATGGCTAAGTACGTTCCAGTCGATGATTACTTAGAGAATTATGCGAAGCAGAGCATTGACGGCATTATGGAAACGACAAACAAGGAAATTGACAAGCCGTTTACGCTGTCGCATGACAGGGCAATCCTGATTTCGGAAAATTTGGCGAACGACACCCTGAACTATGGAGATTTCAAGCGTGCAAAAGGCCAAGGAAAGAAGTACAAAACCTGGTTTACGATGGGTGACGAAAAGGTTCGCCCAACGCATGAAGTGCTTGAAAGCGAAAGGATCCCGATTGATGATCTGTTTTGGGTCGGAAGCACGCAAATGAGATTTCCCAAGGACACGCTTTATTCCGGGGGAGATTTGGAAGAAATCGCCGGATGCAGATGCTGGATTGAATATTCATAAAAATTACGCTCACGAAAACGTGGGCGTTTTTTTATAGTTAAAGTCGGAGAAGGACTATAAGGAGCAAAAGTCGGAGAAGGACTATAACGAGCAGAAAGAGGTAAAAAATGGCAGAAGAAGAAACCAAGACAACGACAACTGAAACGAAAGATGATACCGCCAAGAAGACCGACGGAAAGCCGGAAGGGAGCGGAAAACAGCCCACCATTGAGGATGTGTTAAGTCAACTTGCACAGTTGAAGGCTGAGAATGCAAAACTCAAGAAAAAGAGTGATGCGGACAGCGCCGAGGCTGCTGAATACAAGAGGAAGTACAGGGCGACACAGACGGTGGACGAACAGAAAAAGGAAGAGGAAGAAGCGGCTGCAAAAGCCCGCGAGGAAGAAACGGAGAAACTCAGAAATGAGTTAAACCACATGAAAGCGGTTGCAGCGTACAAGTCCATTGCGGACGAAAAGACAGTTGATCTGTTGATTGGTGCGGTGTCCGACGGCGATCATGCCGCGATTGCCACCATTCTCGAAAACGAGAAGAACCGCGCAGTCAAGGATGCCGTGAATGCGGCAAAAGCTGAATGGCAAAGAAATTATCCACAGGCCGGGGTTGGTACTAGTGACGGTATTTCAATTACACGGGCTGATTTGGAGAAAATGTCCTACCAGAAGCGTGCCGAGTTCCAAGTGAAAAATCCAGAGGCTTATGAAAGGCTGATGGGAAGATAAAAGGAGGAAAAGTAACATGGCACAGACCAAGTTAGAAAATCTGGTTAATCCCCAGGTTATGGCGGATATGGTTTCCGCAGCATTACCCAAGAAGATCAAGTTCGCGCCCATCGCGAGAATTGACACCACCCTGGTCGCAAGACCTGGTAACACGATCACGATCCCGAAGTACATGTATATCGGAGACGCAGAGGACGTAGCAGAAGGTGTTTCCATGGGAACTACCGTTCTGACCACGACCACCGACACGGCTACCGTTAAGAAGGCTGGTAAGGCCGTTGAGATCACCGATGAGGCAGCTCTTTCCGGCTATGGCGATCCCGTAGGAACCGCAGTTAATCAGCTTTCCATGTCCGTTGCAGCAAAGGTTGACAACGATGCTTATGATGCTCTTACCGGCGCATCCCTGGTTTATGACGGCACGGCTGACGTGATCGGCTATGACGCAATCGTTGACGCAGACGCTAAGTTTGGCGATGAGAGTGACAATGCGCTTACCAAGATCATGTTCATTCATCCTGACCAGGAAGCAACGCTTCGTAAGGATCCCGACTTCAAGAGCAAGGACAAGTACCCTCTTGACGTTGTTATGAACGGAACCATCGGAGCCATCGCAGGTGCGCAGGTTGTGAAGTCCAAGAAGGTTAAGCTGGTTAAGTACACGAAGGACAACACCGACGGAACCATCACCATCGTATCTGATGCTACGACCGAGGACGCATCGAACAAGCATCTTAGCACGATCATGGCTAACTGCATTGACGTTCTGGTTGTTGGTGACAAGGTTAAGGCCGTTTCCGCACAGTATTACGCTTGCCCTATCGTTATCGTAGACGTGCAGGATGCAAACGAGGATCCCGCGGCAGACAAGGTTGCAGAGAGCGAAACCGCAATCACCATCTATCTCAAGAGAAACGTTGAGATCGAGTCCGACAGAGACATCCTGGCAAAGACCACCGTTATTTCCGCAGACGAGCATTACGTTGTTGCCCTGTCTAACGAGAGCAAGGTTGTTCTTGCAAAGTTCGGCAAAAACCCCGCTTAAGTCTGTCGGTAGATGTTGACATACCGGCAGACACAGACCTTCTTGGCAAGGTTATTACCGACTTGCAGGAGGGTGTAACCGTCAACACAAACTCCATCACGGGAACGTTGAAGTACATTACTGGATGGACGGCGTTCAGCGGAGACGTTGAAGAGCAGTCTGGAAATTATATTGCTCTTCATACTGAAAGCGAAGACGGAGCGACTATCACCGTACAGGTGATTGGCGGTGATCATCCAGCGGCTACACTAGACGATGATGGTATTTCGATTTGCAGAATCAAAAATACCAGCCAGAAGATTCAGTTTGTTGCAACTAAGGAAGGTCGCGGAACGGCCGTTAAAACGCTGTCTCTTAGCGGCTTGACTTTGGAAGACTCATAAATGGGGGTTGAAAATGTTATTACAGAGACATAAGGAGGCACAGATTGTTGTGCCTCCGGCTCCTGTTAAGGAGATTGAGATTAAGGACGAGCCGATTCCGTTTAGCGAGGACGAAGCCGAAGCTGAAAGTGGCGAAAAGACTTACACGAAGACGGAAATAAATCGGATGAACGTAGCAGAACTTAGGGAAGTGGCCGCACTTGTTGGCATTGAAAATGCCGAAGAGGAATCCGGCGCGAACCTAAAGAAAATCCTTATTAGCTTCTTTGGGCTGTAAGAGAAGGGGTGAGTCACATGACGGAAGCAGAATTGAAAACCGCTGTTTACAATGCCCTTGCAACTGAATTACAGGCGACGGAAGGAGCGCAGTTCAATTCTACTTTGCTGACTTCCAAGATCGGTAATGCGTACAAAGAAGTTAAAAGGGCAAGAAACTATCCTGGCAGTTACAGTCAGGAAATGATTGACAATGACATGAGCAAATATGAGCCGACCATAAGTGACATTGCATTATATGATTACAATTTGATTGGCGCAGAAGGACAGGAATCGTCAACCGAGAATGGAGTGACGCGAAAGTACGTTAACCGCGACAAGCTGTTTTACGGGGTTATTCCTTTGGCGAGGTAATTTAAGGTGAGAAATCTACGGCGAAACAAGCAAAAAATGTATTACAGCAATCTGGTTGGCGAAACGCCGATCTATGAGCGCGACGAAAATGGGAACATAAAGTACATTGCCGTGGATGGAACACAAGTACCCGTGGAGACGGGAGAGACTGAAATTACCTACACTATTCCGGCGGAAATGTACGCGAACATTTCATTTAGCGGAGACGAAACCACGGTTCAGGAATTTGGCGTGGACATGTCAAGTTATGACGCGGTTGTTGTTTGTGAAAAAGGGAGATATGCCTTGACGGAAACCTCTATAGTTTGGTTTGAAACTGCACCGAGTTACAAGGATCAGCAGCATACGATCGTTGACGCGGACACGGCTGATTATGAGGGCGTTAGCATCAAGGATTCGCTGAACCAAACAAAAATTCTGTTGAAGCATCGTGCTAAATAATGGGAAAAAGATACACGGTCAACATATTATCCACGAACAGCATACAGCGATTGATCCATCAGCTTGAGAAATACAGAGACGGTCTGTTTGACAAAGCGAACCTTTTGGCAAGGCGACTTGCAGAAGATGGCGTGATGATTGCAGGGGCGCAAATAGTTGATTTAGATGCCATTTTTACTGGTGAGCTTTTGCAAAGCGTAAGGATGGAAGAACAGTTAAACAACGTGTTTGCGATCATTACTGACTCAAAACACGCTTGCTTTGTTGAATTTGGTACGGGCCAAAGGGGTATGGACAGTCCATATCCTTTTCCTTTACCAAAAGGGGTGTCATGGGATTATGCCGTTGGGAAAACCATTCGGCAGAATCCAGTTACGGGTAATTACTACTGGTTTTATCCGGGGAAAGACGGAAAATGGCACTACACGGAAGGAATGCCAGCCAGACCGTTTATGTATAACACAAGTCTTGAATTGCAAAAGATTATAGTTGACGTGGCGAGGGAGGTGTTTGGAAACAATGTGGGTAAATGACTTAGAGTCCATCGTGTTCACGCGAGTACGCGTCGGCTGCGAAAACAGGCTCAAAAC